CTATAGTCCACTGACCTGACAAAGTAATATCTGCGCTCATCATTCGGCAGATTAAATCTTGTAAATGATCCAACACCATAACCCACAAATGACGCTGCATTAATATCGTCGGTTGTCGCTTCATAAACCTCAGCATATTTGAAATCTGCTTCTGGTGGATTGTCCCATTCAAGCGTCACGTACTGGTATCCCCCAGTGGCAACTAAATTCGTTGGCACGGCGGGTGCAGTAGTATCACCACCAACATTGCCAATGACAGATGCGAAAGGACCACGAAACCCGTTTACACTAACCGACCTGACGCGCACAATATATTCTACATCATCCAAAACAGGAGTTAAGACTATTGAATTGCTAGTCGTTGTAACTCTTGTTCTGTTTGCGCTAGAGGTTTGGCCCCACTCAATATCATATGCGGTGACAAATGCATTATCTGGAACATCCCATGATACAATGAAAGAATTAATCACTGTACCATCACCTTGGACTTCAGAGCCACCATCAGCCAAGGTTAGATTTAATATTTCTGTACCAGTGTTGTAAGCAGGAAGCTTGCTGTTGTTGCTGATAATTGCGTCTTCTTCTGCATTCCAATCAAAGGCAGCTTCAGAAGTCTCACGCAAAGTAAGAGTGATGCGCAAGTCACCCGCATCTTGGTTTGCCGCCAGCCTCCAGCCAACAACCTCAAACTCCTTTTCATCAAAGCCATAACGTTCATTGGTAAAGGCTATGTTGTCACCGACCTCTACTTCCATAGCCTCCAAGCCGAAGTCAGCAGAAAGTGTCATCTGCTCACGACCGCGAAACAACGTCAGCTTGGCCAGCCTTTGGGCTGTTGATGCGCTTGTTGTGTAGGGCAAAGGCAAGTCAAGAGAGACTTCTTCATCATCGTCTTCAGCCTTGAACGCAGCACTGGTTATCTGTGGATAATCTACTGTTATGTAATCTTGGTCAGCGTCGATAAACGTACCTGAGACAGCGTTAAAGTTGTCCCTCATGGTAATTCGTGTATCCATGACTATAGGGCCGCGCAGATCGTCAAGTGTAAGCGTCTTAACGGGTGAAGAATATGCGCCTACCTTTAGTTTCCATGATCCCGCACCCCAGAACAATGTGCCAGCACAAGCTGTAACTAAGTCCTGCAAGACATCTCCTGTCGAGCGGTTGGCTTGTATCACGCCATTAATTGTGTAGCGCTTTTCTGTGCCTCCACCATCTAGGTTAATGTTTTCGTCACACTCATTGGCCGCTGCTGAAAATGTAACATTGTCAATTCCAGTATCACTTAAACCATAGCTTGATCTTAGGAAGTCACGAATGCAGAGCGCAGCATTATTGGAGTAAGCAGTGCTGCTTATGCGAGGGTCAAACACCTTTTTACCCTGAACTTTAGCAGTGATTAAAGGGACGCCATTTAAGAACTTGTCTTGGTCATACTCATATCGCACATACAAGCAAGCAATCCCATCTCCACGAAAGTTAGATGGAAGGGTAGGGCCATTAAAGCCAGAGATACCATCCAAGGATGATTTTACGTTTTGCCCTGATGCACCAGTAAACTTTCTAATGAATATTTTGCTTTCGTAATCAAAAGCATCACCACCAGACCCAACCGTTGTGACATACCCATTACCATCTATCGTCGCCACAACATCATTGATGTAAATGTCGCCAATACTATTAAGCTCATGTCCCGCCAAACAGATGATCTGATGAAGAAACTTGTTTTCGTCACCAGTGGTTTCATAGTAGGTGACAGCGCCACCTTTGCGAATTTCTCCGTAGACAAAATCCTGTGGTGCAGCGGCATCCCTTGTGTTGACTAGAATGCTTGCAGAACCAGCGGCACCAAAATTAGGTTTGGGAGCAAGTGCGTTTAAAGCCCAAGAGGTAACGGCGGTTGTGACTAGGTAGCCCACGACGAAACTCGCCACCGTTGATGCCGCAAGTGTTGTGGCCCCCACTGAAGCAAGGATATATGCGCCAACCGTAACTGGATCTCTAGGAACTCTATCCCAGCTATTCCAGTTTTTTATTGTGTAATCACCTAGCTTGTATTTGTTCATATCTCTTTAACCCATGCTTGGTGAATGTAATCTAAGGGCAAATATAACACACCCTCCTTCGATAAGAAAACAGCCTTAGTGCCGGTGCATATGCCCATAGCTACACCTATAATCCAAGTGTTGGATTTCTTAGTAGTAACCAACGCCCCAAGTGGAGGGATATAATTTATCGGCTTTAGCTTGCCGCTAATCTTTTCTGGCAGTTGCCTTATAGAAAACCCAAACTCATTTTCCAACTCCTTGCGGCGCAATATCTTAGAGCCTTCTCCATACCGCCCAAGCCAGTCATCAGCCCAACCCTTGCCGTACATAGCTTTATAGGCGTTGTTGGTAAAAGTAAGGCAATCATGCGTACCCCATTGGAAGGGCATATCACGCACCTTCTTGATGTAGTCGTTTAGACTTTCTCGCGGCCCCATATTACATCCCTGTCCTGCAACTGAGACACAAACGAAAAGAATGTGTCGCCAGAGTTACGTGATATGTGGTTTTCATGGGTATAACGATGATTGCTGGCTTTTTCCAAGCGCACCAGTTTGCTTTCCACGGTAAGCGTAATTGTGCTCGCCTCTCCGCTGTCTTCAATAGACATAGTATTCATAAGGCCAGAGAAGACTTCTATAGGCGTGATCGTATCACGCGTTCCAAAGTATATCTTAGCCACCCTACGCTGGTATGGCTCTTGAAGAGCTAAGGAAATAAGACTTGAAGATATTCCAGACAGCGTAAGGGTAATTCCCTTCGCAGATAAATCATTAACTTCTTCAAGGCCATCAATGGTCAATAGACTGCCAGAGCCGGTATAACTAGCGCCGCCGATTGTCAGATCCCCGTAGCCCGTCCATAGACGGACAGGAGCCGTGTCCAAAATAAGCTCAACCGCATAGTATGGCTCAACCTCTGGCTGGCTAAGTGCAGTAAGCAGTGCTGCTGGGACAGTGCGGGTCATATTGCTTCTATTGCTCCAAAGGTAATTCCATAAATGCTGGCTTCATTGACGGACCAAGATGTCTCATTAGAAGAAAGCCTAAATGCACCCTTAGCGTTTGATGTCACTATTGATGTTCCATTTGGGTGTGCGGCGCGGATATGAGGCCAAATATCAACCGTGCAATCACCAATGTTATCGGTGTTAGTATCGGCAAGCACCTTGTGTAAGTTAGTGCCAGTTCCCGTTCCGATCTGGATGTAATCGCCAGCGCGAAGCCAGTTTGTTTTGTTGCGTGATGCGCCCCTTATGTCTAAACTGCCTCCCGTTTGATCCGCACCATCAACCACAGGAGACCCAGCGAGGGTTGCGGCTAGGCCACGCGGCGTTGCGCCATTAGGATCACCCAATAAGAAAGTTCCAAACTGGCCACGTAGACTAATTAAGAAGGAAATCCATTGCTCCGCATCAGCCCGCTTCATTGACGGGAGTGTTATGTCAGCTTGCCACATTTGTCCTGCATAAGCATGGGCCTGACCCGCAAATGTAAATGGGGAACGACTATAGGCCACCGCATTAACGGCACGAAGATCAACAGAAGCTATTCCCGTAACTGTTGGTAAGGATAGTGGATAACTAATAGCCATTATGCGAATGCCCTTCCATATGATCCACCACGCCGCTTAGCGTCTGCTACAGCAGCCTTAGCGCTGTCTGCTATCTGTGGCATTAGCTGCTTAATCTCAGCACGTACGGTTTGCTGTACGCCTGTGGAGACGTTGATTGTTTGATTGACTACTACGCCGCCACCGCCAAGCTGATTGTTTGGCACGACTTGAGCGTTGCGGCTTGGAACGATAAGCTCTGGGCCACGCTCGCCAACCATGTAGGGTCTGCCACCAGACACAGGACCACCCATTGCTCTGGGCGCGAATGGAGGAGCAACCCCACCTCCAGTTCCAGCAGCGGAAGCAGGATTAAACATACCCGATACCGCCCCCGTAATAAATCCGGTAGCCTGCTTAACCACGAATATCCGGTAAAGCTCAGAGATAATGTCACGCGCCATTGATCTAAACGCGTCCTTGGCTGTCATAGTACCATCCACCATAGACATCATGGCGCTCTCAAATGAACGGCCAACCATCTCAGATGTATCTTTGATCCGCATAAGCTCTGGGCTTAGTTCAGTCTTAATGATCTTGGCGGTTTCTTTTGTCTTGGTATTTGCCTCATCTTGCCCAGAGGTTAGATTGGCATAAGCTTCTTGCATGTCCTTAATAGTTTGCGCTCTTTCAGTCTCCGCAACCGTCACAGAAGCTTCCACGATAAATGCGTCTCTAGCGGCTTGTATTTCTGATTGTCTCGCCTTTAATCTAGCCGCATAGATTTGATTGGTTGCAGCCATTGCTTGAGCTAGTCCCTGTTCGCTACCAATGATGTCCACATAGTTGTTTGCAGTATCATCTATGGTTCCAAGTCTAGCTTCGTATATTTGGTTAAGAGCTTGTTCTGTCTGAGCTAGACCTTCGGCGCTGCCAGTAATATCGTCATAATATGCCTTTTCTTGCTCAAGAAAGCTTATAGTCTGCTCATGGCTATCTAGTATTTGCTCAAACTCTCCCTCTTGATCTGTCAAGATGTCAAGCTCATCTCTTAGTATCTTTAGGGTTCTGCGGAACCCACTTGGCCTAGCGTCTTCTAGCCTATTCTGCTCTGATAAATTTTCAGTGATCTTTGCTTGCGTCTCTAAAAGCTGCGCATAAACTTGCGTTCTTGCTAGGCCGCTTATCCCAGCAGAAAGTCTTTTAATCTCCTCACTGGCTGCTGCCGTTTCGTCTTTTAGAATTGTAAGGCTATCAGCAAAGCTTTCTGTCGCCTTTGCAGCCCTCTCCTTGGCGACAAAGAATGCCGACATGACAGATATAGCCGCACCAAGGACAGCACCAAATGGCCCGAATATCTGGAAGAACTGACCAGCTTGCTGGCCAAAGGCTTGCATTTTGCTTGTGCCGTTGGCTACCTGTACAGCATAGTCACCGATCTGATAACCCGCTTGCTGGATGCCACCAAGACTAAATTTACGCAAGTCTCTTGTAACACCGGTTAGGGAGCCACCAAAGTTATTCATCTGCACAGATGAGCTTTTGACTTGGCGATCAAAGTCTTTTACGCGGTTCTGAACTTGCTGAATGGGCCGACTAGCGCGATCAACCGCAAGAAGTTCAAACTTTAGCTGTTCTGCGCTTGCCATCTTCTTCCTGCCTTTCGTCCACGATCTTAAAGTATGCGACCCATTCATTATACTCCGTTACCGTGATTTTCTCAATCTCGCTAATGGTGCGGCCTAATCTATCTGCTAACGCGATTAAATTAAACCTGAATGGGTCTTTCCTTAGTTTCCCTCAGCTTCCTCAGATGAAACAGCAGACATCATGGGTGCGCTCAATTTATAGATCACCTCATGGGGAATGCGCTTCAGTTTAGGCTTATGCTCAATCGTATAAGCCTTTTCGCCATCTTCCTTTAGAGCCTTCAAGATAATCAGGTCAATCAAGGCATCTATGTTGGCAGATGGGAAATCTGAGTGTTTCCGCTGGATAGATGACATCTCTCCAGAAGTCATAGGGGTATAGTAAACACGCAGAGGCTTGGCCCCTGCGCGTAAAGTTACTTCTATATGCCTTGTCTCGATATTCGATATGTAATCGTCTAAGGCGTCTATAGGGTTGGTCATAGTTTACACCGTTGAAGCTGTTAATGCTCCTGAACCTTGCACAGTTATTGATGCTTCCACAAGACCATCGAATGAAGAAGATCGTGTAATCCCCGTCACAATGGCCGACCCGCTGTAATATGTGTCGCCAGCAGTATCACCTTCAGGGTAAACATTCAGCGTTACTGAAGCTCCAATAGTCAAAGCGCCCTGACCAGCGGTATCCGTTTCATCCCAGAAAACATCAACTGATCCAGTGAATGTTGTCAAAGACGATTTGTATGTGCGAGCAGTGTCACCCATAGTTGTATCTTCTAAGGTATCTGCGCTTTCCTCTAAGCTGAAAGAACGGATTTCTGCGATGGCATCAGAACCGACCTTTACGGTTCCTTCGCTGCCTGTGTGTGTAGCCATTGGAGCCTCCTTATCTGGCCGTTTCTACGTCATCGATAGCTGTGTCGTACCTTACATCAAATGTCAGCTTTGCGGAACCTACTGGTTGTTCCGCTTCACCTGAAAAATTGATGTCTGTACCAGATAATACAGCCGACTTTGCAAGACCATTGACGTTGAAGTCATTGGCTATTGCCTCTTCGATCTGAACGGCAATAGCGTCCACATCATTATCAAAATTAGTTGTTGCGCGTACATATGCGTCTACCTCAATAGAAACAACACGCGCAGATGTCTTTACGCCAATGGTTTGCAATGCAGATGCCTCTGATCCCGCGTAAACCGTGATGGCTGGCAAATCAGCGTCAGTCAGAGAATAAATCCTAGTGCCATATACGCGGTTGCTGACCAACGTGACATTAGTAGTAAGAACAGAAACAATGCGCTCTCTTATTTGCTGCCTAACGTGAGCCACTATGATTTCTCCAACTGAATAACAGTTACGCCAGTGCCATCATGTATCCACGCCCGCACATAATATGTCACCGCATTGATAACCATAGCTTGATTGTATGCTATGCTGGATATGTCTGCTGTCCTGCACGTTAGGCGTGGCTGCTCTTCGTGAACGGCCACATAACCGCCCGTATCAACAGGAATGGTTTCGTTATCAAAGATACCATTTATCGTGCCGCCATCATAAGTGACCGCAGTGGCGAATTCATCAACATCGAATATATTTGATAAATCATCTGCAAATGGTATGGCCATCGTTAGCTCTTTTTCGCCCTTGTGGTCTTAGGCTTTGCGGCCCGATCAGTGGGAGCCTTCACAGGCTTAGGCGCAGGAGCATCTCCAATGCGGCCATATCCCTTTAGCGCAGTAGCCTCATCCGCGCCTAACTCAACTATATCGCCCGCTTTTCTAGCTTGACCAGCAGCAACACAGGATTTCAGGATAATATATTTCATCTTTTGCCCCTTATTGGAAAGGAGGGCCAAGTGGCCCTCCCAAGTTAGCACTCTTATGCACCGTCATTGTTGAATGCAAAGCTTACTGCGTGACGTACAGCTACGTCTACAGTTTGCAATGCAACAATCCGTACTGTGCCTGAGCTAGACGCAGTATATGGATCTACAACAATGTCCAAACCGCCATACATGCCGATCAGCAAGTCAGCAAAGTTGCCGAAGTACAGATCACCAGCAGTAACTTGGTTTGATACGATTGCATTGTAACCATTCATTGATCCATCTGGAGCAACTACGAACTGGCCTGAACCAGCGTCTTTCACAGTTGTTTTCAACGCACCGTACATGCTGGCTGGCAGGATGTAAGCCAAGTTGCCTTGCAGAGCGTTGTCCTCTGCTACCGCAGTTTCCATCGCTACAACTTCAGCAAATGTTGGGTTAGCTGCTGCAAAGTCAGTTGGTGTGTTGATGCCTGATGTGTTCTTTACACCAGTTGGCTGACCAGATGAGCCTGAACCAGCCAATGCACCCAAATCAATCGCCAAAGCGATAGAAGATGTCAGATCATTACGCACCAATGCTTCAACATCCAAAGATGATTGCTGCATCATAAGGCGTGTAATGTCTGTATGCGCACCCAATACTTTAGGTGACATAGTGACCTGACCAACAGTTGGCTCGCTTTCAGCAGATGCGCCACCCTCAGATGAAATCCAACCAGCAGATGATGCGGCTGTTTTCTTCGGGATCTTCACGTTGCCTGACAAGCCTGTCAGCATTGTTGCACCAGCTTGCATGACTGATGAAGCATTCCGCAATACGTCGATGAAATCGCCGCCACGGAAATCGTCAGCAATAATGCCAGCATCGTCAGATGTGTTCATGTCGCGTACTTTCCAGCTACGCAATACATCTGCTGGGATCATAATGCCTTGTGCTTCAACACCCATCGCGTCTGACGCAGCAGCAGCAGCTTCTAATTCAAAAGCAGCAGCCTTTTGTGCAGAGCGATCAGTTGGGTTTGCATGGGCGCGGATAGCGCGAAGCAATGAGAACTGACGGGCCTCTTTCGGGGCAAGTCCGATTTCATTTGGCGTATCCAATGGTGCATTACCGATTACATCCAGCAATTCACCGCGAAATTCTGCGAGTGAGCGGCCTTCTGATACGGCTTTGTCTGCCAAATCACGCTTGTTGTGCTTTGCAGCCAAGCGATACATTTCAGCAGTATCTTTTGCGGCGGCGCGTGTAGCTTCGGCCTTTACCGCATCGATGTCGATCTTGTTATCTTCCGACATGATATTTTCCTCT